ACTCTACCCCAGTTCTAACTGCGACAAAGTTAAGTGTCACAAAGTTAATACTTCTGGCAGGTTTGATGAAGATAGATGCGATAAATTCGTTTCTATCGATAACAGCCGCAGTGTTGTTTGTTGCGTCACAAACTACTCTAAAGTCTGTTATCCCCCTTCGACCTTTGATTTCTCTTAAGAAAGGTTCGACAATGTTTACAAATTCTGCACGAGTAAACTCGTCATTGAATTCAAACATTACATTTCGACCCGCAAGGGCGATTGCTCTTTCTATTCCTAAGAATAATCTTCTAACATTTATTCTGTCAAATGCAGAAGGTCTTGACTCGTTGGTCTTGTCACCAAATAACATTATTCCTTCGCCTGGAATGTTTGCAATTGGGTTTATACCAACTTTATATAACTCGTCCCTTTCGGATTTAGTAGGAGTTAATACGATATCAGTTATACCTAGATATCTACCCCTTCTTGCACCCGCAGGCGAGAACCAGTTTGCGGCAACTAAATCAGTTGCGGCCATTAGACCCGCAGTACTTGATGCGGCTGGTATTTTTATGAACTGGTCATTGTACTTATCGTACACTTTTAGATAATTATTATCTTGAACCAGATATGATGATTTTGTATAAGTGTTTCCACATGCGATGACAGCTGCATTCGTACCAGTGACAACGGCTGCGTTTCTACTAGGTGATGCGACTACCACACAATCTTTTCTTAGACTAGCTGCGGTTGATACTAAGTCATTTACTATTGTAGTTGCGGTTGCATCTGCAATTGACTCAGGCGCAATTAAAAAGTCTATCTCGATATTATCTTTATCTTCAAACTTGTCGAAACCTCTTAGATAGTCATCTGTTCCTAATGAAGAAGAACTAACACCACCACTTAGTGACCAAGTGTTTGTTCCAGTTCCAAAAGTCACATCTGACTTAAAGTCTTGTGAACCATTTACTGCGGCTGTATCCCATAAAGCACCACTAAAGTCATTCGCACCGTCTGAGTCCGAATTTCTATGGAATGCACCAGCATAAATGTATTCACTTCTTTCTCTTATTACATCTTTGTAATAGTTAGAAGTTCCGTCTGTTGCTTTTGCGTTTGAGGCAACTGATAAGAACGGATAAGTTTCTAGAACTGTACCAGCAGTTCCACTGATTTCTCCGTCTTCATCAATTACTGCGACATGAATTTCATCATTCTTACCACCAAGTCCACTTACATAAGATGAAGTGCCTGGAGCTGCATCAAATGATGATTTGTATGCCCATGCGTTAAAATTAATAGCTCCACTACCGTCTGAGTCTGACGTTCCGCAGATTGATACTTGTAGTGAGTTTCCTAAAGAGCCTGGAAATCTTCCAATAAAGGCTCCGTCTGACGAGTCGATTGTTGCGTTCTCAAATGCAGTTTTGTTGTTAATTGCTTGTGCAGTTGCAGTCCCGAAGGAGTTTACCGCAAAGGAATTTTTTGCATCTGAGTCAGTTTCACGAACAACTTGTAAAGTATTTGAATACCTTAAAAAGTAAGCTGCGGAGTGAAAGTCAACCGTATTCGTTGTTGTTGGTGCAGTAAAGATTTCTACTAATCCAGACTCGTCTGAGACTAGAGTAGCTTGACCTACTGGCCCCCAACCAAAGTTTCCCACAAATGCACCCGTAGTAGTTTGGACGTTAGGGACTACTCCCGATAAGTCTATTTCTTTTACGGTCACAGCTGGAGAAGCTGAAGGTGTAAATAATGCCATGATTTCTTCCTAATTCGTTAATCTAATTATAAGTTATACATAATACGGTTATTTTCAATACTTTTATTTATATAAAACGATATTTTTAAATCCAATCCTCAACATCATCTTGGTTATATGGGGTCTGTATCCAACCTTGTTCTTTGTTTTCTATCTCATTTATATACTGACTTCCGTCATCTATAAACCCTACTGGAACTACATCTTGTTCTATTTCTTTCATTCTATCTGCAAACATAATCTCTTTTAGATTAATATCAGTCATATCTCTAAAATATGTACCAGATACAAAGTATCCAAACAATACAAGGTTCATCATTAGGTCATCATGATTACCGTCAGATGCTTCATATGACTGTCCTCTCGATACAAAAGTGGATACTTCCAGTATAGTTTGTTCATCAAATATCTGGAGTTTCTTATGTTCCAATATATCCTTGATTGCAGAACAACCGATACGTTTAACTTTACGAGTCATTTCAATACCAATTCGGTCTGATTTGACCGCAGACTCCATGTGAGTATTCTCGTATTCTAGTTCTTGATACAGTCCGTTGCAGACGACAGACCCTTGGTCATTGGACTCAATAACGACATAACACTCATTATAGAACTTTGCGTACTTATATATAATATTAGGAAAGAGAACTGGAGAGATAGTATTATTGCGATATACAGCGACTTGTTTAAAGGGCCTAGTGCTAATGTCGAATACCGAAAAGGTTGAATAATCCTGACCTCTTCCCTTACAAACATCTACAGTCATTATGTACTGGTGGTCTTTTATCGGTTCACGATATATAAGTAAATCTCCACCTTCACGCACTTTGCGAGGATTTTTCGCACGGAAACCCATGAGCGTTTCTCCGTCTATCAATGTATCTCCCGTCCCAAAAAATGTATTACCAAACTCTTGGTCAAACTGTAGTGCAGATGTATTTGCAATTGTCATCTCTTTCCATTTTTCATCACGGCCTGGTACGTCATACCAGTTAACCGTAAATGGTTTGAATTCGTTTGTATTCTGACACGCACCTTCCCAGAGTTTATGGAAAGTATTACCGATACCATTTGCGGTTGATGTCACGATTACTTTGGTATCTGTACCCGCAGATATTACTGGATAAGTAGAAGTATAGAATTCGTTCGCACGTTCTACAAACGCAAACTCGTCAAGGTATAATAAGTTAACTGACATACCACGAATAGAACTACCAGACGTTGCACTCGCAATGATACGACTATTATTACTAAATTCTAATGACCCTTTGTTAAGTGCTTTTGTTCCTGGCTGTAAAAAGAAAGGTAAGTTCTCTAACATCAAAGTTATTCTTGCAAGCATCTCTCTCGCAACTTGTCCTTTGTTTGCAAGTATAGCAATTGTTTTTTCTGGGTGAAAACATGCATACCATAAAAGATACGCAACCGAACTAATTGATTTACCAGATTGACGACATGCAAGTACTATAGAAAATCTATTCTTATCAAAATGTTTGAACATATCTTCCTGATAAGGATAGAGTTTGAATGGTACAAGACCGTCATCTAAAGAAATAACCTTGAGATACTTTGTGCAAAAGTATACTGGGTCATTTACACACTTGACATATTCGTTAACTTCTTTCTTGGTAAACTCATGTTGAACACCGTCTCGTTTAACATTGATATTACCGAGATAAGTATCACTCTTCTGGTTCAACATCTATAACATTCTCGTCTGGTTTTATTTGTTTTAACATGCGTTGCAATTCTGTAGTAGTTCCAACAAAAAGATTATTCGTAGTGTTTTCTAATTGTTTTACTTCGTCTTGAGATTTTGCTTTCTGCATTTTGATATTTACATCTAACAACTTATCATTTACATCGGATATTTGTTTTATCATATTACCAAGTACTTCAAATGCACGGGGGTGTTCAGACTCCTTTGCGACTTCTAACATCAAGTCAAGAGACTCTTTACTCTTTTCTATAAGTTCATAGTAAGTCTTACGACTGTACTCGTAATCTATATCTACATTTTTATTCTCTATTTCTTTCATAATTGGTCTCCAACCACCCCGTTATAATGTATTTATCTTCTTTTAAATCTGGATTTGCACGATGTTTGTGTGTAAAGTATGCAGGCCAAATAACTAATTTACCAGTTTCGGGTTTTACTGATAGTTTTTGATGCATAAAATCAGTGTATCCAGTATCAGTATCATTTAAATAAAATGTCCAAACACCAAACCTTTCTCTAAAGTCAGTCCACCTTTTTCCAAATATTGGCAATTCAGAATGCCATGTTGTAAAACCACCACCTTCTGTACTCTTTTGAAATTTATATCCAGTAATAATATAATGTCCTCTACCCGCACCCCACTCTTTTAAACACTTTTCAACATGTTCGTGAATAACAGAATTTAATTTATTATAGAATGGATTAAAAGAACCAAACTGGTCACAATTACTAATAGATGTGTCTTCTCTAACTTCATTAGAAACATTCATATAGTTGTGACCATAATCTCCACTTGTTATCTTGTTCTCAAACCAAGATATCATATCATTACAAACCTCTTTACTTAGAGTGTTTTTTTCTTCATAAATCATATATTACTTGGATTATCTGAGTCAACCTCATTAAATCCATAATCACTATC